CCCTCTTCGACCTCGAAACCACTGATGAGTTCCGCTACGTGCGCAACCCCATGGACGAGTACTGGAGCAACTTCGATTCGAGCAAATGGTGCATCCAACTCGATGACATTGCGTTCCGCAACCCCGTGAAGACCACAGATGTGGACCCCACCCTCCAAGATCTTCTCAACGTGGTGAATAACGTTCCATACGTTCCACCACAAGCTGAATTGGAGAACAAGGGACGTACTCCTGTTATGGCGAAGTTGGTGCTTGCCACCTCAAACAGTGCGGACTTGAATGCCCGCGAGTACTTCTGGTGCCCCCTTGCTGTGCGCCGTCGCCTGCCATACGTCGTGCACGTTTGTCCCAAGGATGAATACAAGCACGAGAATGGTGTCTTCATCGACCCCTTGAAAATCCCCGAGTCTACGGAAGCTTTCCCTGACCTGTGGGTGATCACGGTGAAGAAGTTGGTTCCGGTTATGCAGAATGGCCGCGAGCACGCCAAGCTGGAGACCATTAAGATGTTCACAAGCAGTCGCGAGTTCTTGACCCATTTCGGACAAGCTTGTCGTGCCCACGAGGCCAATCAGGCTCGAGCACTGGCTGCTGATCAGAGGATGGCTACCATGCAAGTGTGCAAGAAGTGTTGCGCACCGTTGCCCCATGAAAAGTGTCTGTCCCTTCAGTCCTTGGACATGGGCCAGATGACTGTGATGTTACTCCTCATGAGCATCCTGCAGTGGTTCCTCACATTTGGCACCATTTGGAAGGTCATCGATTGCGTTTCGCGCACACGCTTCCTTACCCGAGCCACTTTTGCGATCATCAACAGGGTTGCCTCCGAGACACAACTCGTCGCGTTCTACGGTCGTTTTGTGGATTTCAAGGCACGCCATGCGCGTGCGGCTCGTGTCACTCTAACCACATTCTCGCTTTTGCTTGGTGCGTACTTCATGTACAAGGCCGTGAGCGAGTCACGGAACAAGGTGAACACAGAGCCAGAGGCTGCGGAAGAAGCCAAAGCACAACATGAGGTGCAAGGCAACACCGTGGGCACCTCAGAACAGCTCCAGAAGGAAGCTACACAGAACGTGTGGTACAATCCCACAATCGAATTGACAAAGTTCGATGTTCCTGTTGCCAGCAATTCCTTGGTTGGTATCACACCC